TCTTATCAGACAGGTCAAATTTATGTTGGCCTATATCCATATATACTTAAATGGTGTGAAGACAATCAAGTAAAGGTTGTTGATGATACTAAAATAAAAGACAATGATGTCAGCGAACAAAAGGTTGACCAATTTATTAAGGCTCTAAAGATACCTTTCGAGGTCAGAGATTATCAAAAGGAGGCGTTTATACATGCTGTTAAAAAAGATAGAACTTTATTACTTTCACCCACCGCTAGTGGAAAATCTCTTATTGTCTATCTTCTTGTTAGGTTTAACATTCTCAGGTTAAAAGAAAAGAAGAAGAAAATATTAATTGTAGTACCAACCACATCTTTGGTCGAACAATTGTTTAAAGATTTCAAAGATTATGGTTGGAATCCAGAGAGAAATGTACACAGAATATATCAAGGTCACGACAAAGAAACAAATAAACCTGTAATCATATCGACATGGCAATCAATATATAAACAACCAAAAAAATGGTTTAGTGATATTGGTATGGTACTAGGTGACGAAGCACATTTATTTAAGGCCGTTTCATTAACTAAAATATTATCTAAATTAGAAAAATGTCCATACAGAGTAGGTCTAACAGGAACCTTAGACGGTTCAGCAACACACAAACTAGTGCTAGAAGGACTTTTTGGTACAGTAAACAAAGTAGTATCAACAACAGAACTACAAGACAAAGGCAATTTGGCGGGATTAAAAATATACTGTCTAGTATTAAAACATGGACAGGCTGAGTGTAAACATGTAAGTGGTATGAATTTTCAAGAAGAAATGGATTACATAGTACAGTCAGAGAAAAGAAACAAATACATAGTTAACTTGGCGTCTGGCCTCCAAGGTAATACATTATGTTTATTTCAGTATGTAGAAAAACATGGTAGTCAATTGTATATGGATATTACAAAAAAGGCCACAGACAAGAAAGTTTTTTATGTATATGGAGGAGTAGAAACTAGTGATAGAGAAAAGATTAGAGAAGTTACAGAGAAAAGTGACAACGCTATTATCGTGGCAAGCTACGGAACCTTTAGTACCGGTATTAATATTCGTAATTTACACAATATCATTTTTGCTAGTCCTAGTAAATCTCGAATAAGAAATTTACAATCTATTGGTCGTGGTTTAAGACTGAAAGATAACAAGGGAGATGCAACCCTATATGATATATCAGATGACTTATCATATAACGACAAAGACAATTATACACTTAACCATTTCCGTGAAAGGATAAATATTTACAATGAAGAAGATTTTGACTATGAAATCCATAATGTGGAGTTAAACAATGCAAAACATTAAAGATATAAAAGTAGTAAAACTAATCAATGGTGACGATATACTTTGTTACTTGCCTACTGGACAAGAGCAATTGCCAGAAAACGGACCTTTATTAAGATTAGTAAAACCATTACAAATTAGATATGTACCATCTTTTACAGAAGAGGGTTTGAAAGATTATATTGCCTTAACTAAATGGGCAGCCTATACTATGGATAAAATCGTAACTATCCCGAAAGATAAAATAATGACGGTGACCAACGCAACTGTCGAGATGACTAGAAGTTGGCACAATCTTTCTGGAGAGTACGAAAATGCCAGGCAATTCAATAAGAATAATACGCCGCCACAAGGCAAATTAAGTGATGATGAGAATAGAGAATTGAATAAAATATTTGACGAGTTTGACAGTGACAACGGAGAACCTCCGACTTTTCACTAGGTATAGGTATACTTATCAAAGCGGACACCGCTATTATACACACCGAAATTTCATTGTCAACCGTGGAATGAATGATTGAGTAAAAAAAATATAATGCAATCCAAGCTTGACAATCGGATTGTTTTACTGTATTATGATTAAACAAATGGAGATATTATGGCCGCAAAAAAAGAACACTATGTAAACAATAAAGAGTTTTTAATCGCAATGACCGATTATAGAAACCTTTGTTTACAGGCAGAAAAGAATGGCGACAAGAAACCACCAGTGACGGATTACATTGGTAGTTGTTTTTTAAAGATTGCCAATCACCTGTCTTACAGACCTAACTTTATAAATTACACATTCAGAGATGATATGATATCAGATGGTATCGAAAACTGTTTGATGTATCTACACAATTTTAATCCGGAAACAAGTAACAACCCTTTCGCATATTTTACACAAATAATCTATTATGCGTTTATTCGTAGAATTCAAAAAGAAAAGAAACAAACTACTATTAAACAAAGAATGATTATGGAAGCAAACTATGATGATATGACATTGCAACCAGGAGAAGATAGAGAGTTTAAGAACCAGTTTAGTGAATTCTTACAAAAGAATGCTGTACCTGTAGAAGAACCTAAGAAGAAGAAAAAGGCCGCTAAAAAATAATGAAAATTGCTTTATTAAATGACACTCACTTTGGTGTGAGAAACGATAGTCCTGCATTTATGAAGTACCAAAACAAGTTTTATGATGAGATATTCTTTCCTTATTTGAAAGAACATAACATAGGAACATTGGTACATCTAGGTGATGTGGTAGATAGAAGAAAGTTTATTAATCATAACACAGCTCATAACTTTAAAAAGAAGTTTTGGGATAAACTAGATGATATGGTTATAGACACACATGTAATCATAGGTAACCACGATACTTACTACAAAAATACAAATGATGTAAACGCATTACAGAACTTAGATATATCTAAAAATGCAAAAGTATATACATCGGCAAAAACTGTAGAGTTTGATGGTCTACCTATTCTATTAATACCATGGATTTGTGATGACAACCATGACGATAGTATATTTCAAATAGATAATACAAGTGCTGTTATTGCTATGGGTCATTTAGAAATCAAAGGTTTTGAGATGATGGCTGGCCACTTCAATGAACACGGTCAAGACAAAGCACAGTTTACTAAATTTGAAAAAGTAATGTCTGGTCACTTTCATAAGAAATCAGATGATGGTCGTATATTCTATCTAGGTTGCCAATATCAAATGACATGGTCAGATTATGGAGAAACAAAAGGTTTTCATATCTTTGATACAGAAACTAGAGAAATAACTAAAGTAGATAATCCTTTTCCTATGTTTGAAAAGATTTATTATAATGATAAAGAAACAGACTATACTACAGTAGATATATCAAAGTACAATAACAAGTATATTAAGTTATTTGTTACCAATAAATCAGATGAGAATATGTACAATATGTTTCTTGACAATCTATTCAATAAAATAAATGTACATGAATTAAATATCATTGAAGATAATTCAGATATGAATGCTTCTGTAAGAGATGATATATTAGAACAAGGTGAAGATACTCTGACCTTTCTAGGTAATTACATCGACCAAGTAGAAACAGATGTAGATAAACAAAAATTAAAAGAGTTTGCAAAAGAACTTTATGTAGAGGCCAGTGAATGATTAATATTCAAAACTTTAACCTTGGCACCTTTGCCATGAAAACAACGGCACCAGAAAATGTTGTAAAAAGATTATTAGATGACGGCACAAAACTAAAAGATAGTTATAATCATAAACTAGCTGGTCATTTGAAATCACAGTTTTTATATGAAAGAGAAACTGCTGTATGGTTTTATCAAACGATGCAAGATTATTGGTCTTGTTATAGAGAACAACATGCTTTATTTCATGGTCTTGAAAACAAAAAGGTCAATCTACACGCTGCTGATTTATGGGTAAACTTTATGAAACCAGGAGATTTTAATCCTGTTCATACACATGGTGGTGATATAACTTTTGTTTTGTATTTGGATGTACCTAAAGAACTAGAAAAAGAACAAGATGATTTTATAGGCAACTCATCGCCTCCTGGATACTTAGAATTTCAATTCACACAACTACAGAAAGATAGATGGTTTACTAATTGTGTAGAAATGAAACCTGAAACTGGAATGCTTGTTGTTTTTCCAGCACAATTGCAACATTGGGTTATGCCCTTTAAATCAGATGTAACTAGAATTAGTGTTTCTGGTAACTTATCAATGGAAAAAGAAGACAAAAAAAATGATTACTTTTAGACGATTAAAATATAAAAACTTTTTATCCAGTGGTAATGTACCTATTGAGATTGAATTAAACAACTCTCAGACTACACTTATCATAGGTACAAATGGCAGTGGTAAATCAACCTTATTAGATGCATTATGTTTTGTGTTATTTAATAAACCATTTAGAATTATTAAGAAAGAACAAATGGTCAACACCATAAACGGTGCTGATTGTATAGTAGAAGTAGAGTTTGATGTAGGTACAAATCAATATAAGATTGTCAGAGGTATCAAACCAAATATATTTGAGATATATAAAAATGGTACGATGATAAATCAAGACGCATCGACCATAGATTATCAGAAATACCTTGAAACAAATATAATGAAACTGAATTACAGGTCATTTATTCAGGTAGTTTTATTAGGCTCATCATCATACGAGCCATTTATGAAGATGAAACCGAGATATCGAAGAGAAGTTGTCGAAGAGATACTTGATATTAGAGTTTTTGGCCTCATGGACCTAATTTTGCGTTCCCAACAGAGCGACCTACAAAAAAAGTTGGTGGAGGTGCGTCACCAATGTGATTTAATCAAGACTAAGTATCAAACTGAAGCAAAGTATCTAACTACTCTGGAATCCAAAGGTACAGACATCCAGACTGGTAAGCGAAATCAACTACAAGAATATAACAAAAAAGCAGTAGAATTTGACACAAAACTACAAAAATTAAATGAAGACATAGTTTCTAATAGAACTCAGTTGGAAGGCCAAGATAAAACGACCAACAAGTTAAGAGAACTACAAAAGATAGAAACAAAAATAGAAACTAATCTATCAACACACAAGAAAACATTAGACTTCTTTAAAGATAATAATACATGTCCTGTTTGTACACAAGAAATAGATGAAGATTTTAAATTAAATAAGTGCAACCATGAAACTTCTACTATTGATAAATTAGAAACTGGTATGGAAGAACTGTTAAAA